TCCTCGAATCAACCAGGAGGATGCTCATTGTGCAAAGAGATGCGTCGGACCATACCCACGCTCCGTCAGTCCAGCAGATCATTACCAACGTCGACGCGGCCCTGATATTCAACAAGAAAATAAGTGAAAATCTACAATATGACCACAGCAAGGTTCGGTGCTCCTGTGAGGGAGCTAGGGTTGGCCCCGGGGAGTCTGTTCCCTCTTGAGTTCGGCAACAAAGGAAGAATAATCAACGCGATGCTTTACGATTACTGGCACGGCAATGGATATAAGCTGGACATGCTTACCGGATGTTTTGTAGAAGATAAGACAACAACCCCAACGAAAGGAACCCCACCATGCAATCCACCAAACACGTCAAAGGAGACATAGAAGAAAGATATAGACAGCTGGCCGGAGAGGTCGTTATCCGGATGATTGAAGATGTTAAGCTGCTTAATCGGCGCGAGATTCTAAACGGACTTATTCCGATGAAGATGCCTAAGCGCCGCCTAATAAATGGGGATGGATACAAAAGCAAAACCGAGGTTCATGACCTGGTCGATGCGATCAAGGGAGAGTCAATGGAGATCTGGCTTGCGATCTCTGGGGTCGGCATAGGGCACAAAGACTTGTCCAGGCGTTTGTCGCTGCTTACGCCAAAACAATGTTGGGCTGGAGAAAACCGCAAGTTTGCCAACCGGAGTTGACTATGAAATTAGAAGATTTCCGATCTGAAGTGCCAAGAGAATTGAGTGAACTGGCAGAGCAGTTCCAGGTGACAAAGTGCTACTTATTCCCGAATGAGGTGTGGGAGGTGGTAATCGAAATGCGAAAGACCGCCTGGCGCAAAATGTGGGGACAGCAGTACAAATGAACCCGGACTCTTACGGACCACCGCGGGACAACGAGGCAGAGTGGGCAGTGCTGTCAGCATGCTTTACTGATCCAACAATCTTGGACAGGAACAAGGCTGAGATCCTGGACCCGCACAACTACTACCAACCAGTAGCCCGGTGCGTCGCCCGGGGGCTTAGGGACGGTGTGCCACCTGACGCTGTCGCCATGGGTGAGTTTGTGGCGAAGGAACACCAGAAGTATGTGCACGAATTCAGTCTGAAGATTATGTCTGGATCGATCACTTCCGCGTCGAAGATGGATTATTGGTTGCCAAGGTTGCGGAAGACTACGCGTATGCGGAACATGCACACGGCTGCGCTCAAGGCGCTCGGTGCGATGGAAGAGAATGACGCATGCCCGGAAGATATTAGGAACATCCTGGCCGGGGCCAGCAAGCCATGGGGCAGTGGGAATCTTCCACTCATCATGGAGGCGGGGGCCCTGGACGAATTGCCGATTGAGAAGCCGGAGGAGATTATCTACGGAGCCCTGCACCGCGGTTGCAAGATGGTGCTAGGCGGGACCAGCAAGAGCATGAAGACCTGGACGCTGTTGCAGTTGGCGATATGTGTTGCGTCGGGCACAAAGTTTTGGGAGATGCAAACGCGCAGGACGCGGGTGCTATTCATCAATTTTGAGATCCAGCAGTATTCGTTCCGGGAGCGGATTAGATCGGTATGCAGGGCCATGGGCATTCAGATCCCTAGCGACCAGTTGTTTGTTTGGAACTTACGCGGACACTCGGCGGACCTGACCGCGTTGCGGCCAAAGATCATCGACCAGTTGCGGATCGGAGAGTTTGGACTGATCTGCTTTGACCCGATCTACAAGCTGTACGGAGAGAGAGATGAAAATTCAGCCGGGGAAATGGCTACGTTGATGAATGAGGTAGACAGTATTGCGGTGGAGACCAACGCGAGCGTCGTGTTTGGACATCACTTCAGCAAGGGACACGGCAACAGGGCCGGGTTTGATAAGATGTCGGGCAGTACCGTGTTCGCTCGTGACCCGGACAGCATCTTTGTCATGCATCCCCACAAAGAGGAGAATGTGCTGATCGTCGAGCCAACGATGAGAGACTTCTCTCCGATCGATCCGTTCTGTGTGCAGTGGGAATTTCCGCTGATGAAACGCACAGCAGAATTTAATCCGGACGACGCGCGCCCAACCGAAGGATCAAAGAAGGCATACGAGGACGAGGAGGTGATGGCATGCGTCGACAAGGAGAAAGGATCGTCGTTTAAGGAGGTGTGGGAGAAAGCTGATCCTGCTATGGGAATTCCGCGGGGAACACTCTCGAGATATCTCACGCGCTTGGTGAAGTCCGGTAAGTTGCTGAAAGATAAAACGCAGTTTGGCGAGGTTTACCGCGTTCCGACGCCAGGTTTTTAGAAAAAGTATTTCATTCAATATCAACAACTTACGCATTATATTGAAAATACTTGTAGACATAACCCAGGAGATGGGTTAATTTCTAACCATGAGCAACACATTAACAGCAAAAGCCGAACCCGCCTTGATCACCAAGACCGGGAAAACTTGGACAATGAGCAGACTCAATTCGGTTGGTGGAGTAATTTCATCAACCCATAAGACGCTGAAGTCCGCCAAGGAAAAAGCTGAAAGCCTCGGATACGTTTTCGAGGTCGGGAACTTTCAGTGGAAAAACTAACCCCAAACCAAGAAAGACCAACCAACATGAAAACCACATTAACACAAGCCGAAGTAACCCCGGTCAAAGTGGGTCGCAAAATCCGATGGAACCAGGTTCGCCAAGACTTCAAGGTGACGCATTGTGCCACACTTGATGACGTGATAATTGAAATCTACACGACCAAGCATTCTTTTTGTGCGACAATCACAAAAAGCAATGGTGCCCAGGATTGGCATGAGTATTGCAGACACGAATGGTCATTCAGCGGCCTCAAGCAATATTTGATTGAAAATAAGTCGCATCCAATAGCACAATATAAATAACCCCCAACCAAGAAAGACCAACCAACATGAATAACCTAAAAACAATTACAAGAATGTTAGACGAGAAAATGGCGCATCTCGAAAAGGCCAAGGATACGCATGAAGCAAGCGAAGGCACTCGTATCCACGGAGACAGCATGTCTTATGATATTGGATATTACGAGGGTCAGATTGCATTGTTAAAACGCATGGAATCATCCCTCCGGTCCAGGAAGCCAAAGAAAACTGCCGCTTGGATACTTGTTGTCGATCGTATGAAAAAAGGAACATTACAATGCCAGAGCTAATTCTTCTTACCCCTTGCTTAGTTCTATGCACCGTGTTTATGTGGCTAATGTCCACAGAAAGGAAACCATGAAATACTACATAGATGAGGATGATTCGACCGCGTTTGAGCAGATGGTCCCGGGAAGGTATTACCGATGCAACCGAGACTATGGCATTTGCGAGATTAACGAGCATGCCAGCAACAAACCGAAGATCTTGCGATACCTAAACCGGACCGGGAGTTTAACTGGAACAAACGAGTGTTTGCATGAGGTGGACATGACCGACCGCATGTTGGCTGTCTTGAAAGATCGCAATGACCGAGAAGTCGGATTTATCGACGAGATGAGGACATGGTGAGCCGGGCAGTTGAATGCCCTCACTGCCGCGGTGAGGTCCCGGTGGCGTTATTCGCGTCCAGGATCGGCAAGGTGAGGTCTGAGGCTAAGGCCAAGGCATCGATCGCTAATGGTAAGAAGGGTGGGGCGCCTAAAGGGAATAGGAATTGGGCCGGGAAAGAGCTCCCGGTGGCATCGTTTCGAACCATCAAACTGGACTGAAACATAGCCCGAAAGGGTTAGAAACAGTCATTTCGCCCTACTCTGTTAAACCCGGGTTCTACTCTGTTTCATCATTTCGTTCCCCTTATATATATATAATGGTGAAACAGCCCCCTGTTAGAGCGGGGGACTAAAGTCCCCCCGCTTCGCTTCGCTAGCGGTACCGCTCCAACCGCGGGGGCTTTTCAGGTTTTCCATATGCCTTTTTGCTTTCTTTCCGTAAAAGATGAGTGAAATGGAAAGGGCTTGCGCCATGTTTGACATGTAATACCTTGTGGCGAGCTAGTTCAAAGGGGTGGGGTGGGGAACTAGTCGCGGCCGGGAGGGGTGCAAGTGGTTCCCGGCCGCATGGTTTTCTCAGTCCCTACCGGGAGGATTGTTGATGTGGAAGAAGGTGAAGTTAAAGAAATCATTGCAGAAAACGCCAAGCTCAAAAGCGCTTGTGGATCTTTTTGGCGCTTGCTCACAAATTCAAAGCGTCGATGTAGCGATGAAGTTGGGGAGACACTAGTCAATGAATGCATCTGGAAACTCCAGCGACTCGCCAACTACTACGAGTCCAAAGGATCAAGCCTCTAGTCCGGTCCCGGCCATAGTGCCGAGGCAAAAGAAGCGCAGGATGAAGCTGCGCTATCCCGAAAAGAAGATCGAGAAGGTGGACGAGAAGCGCCTGGACAAAGAGCGCAGACTCATGAATGAAGTTCCGAACTACATCCCGGACGTTGTCATTGGCGTAAAAGGATTCCCGAAAATTACCGACGAGCATCTCGTGATTGTCGAGACTGCACTCAGTAAAGGATTCCCATACGCGATGATTGCGGACCTATTAGGTATCGCAAAGTCCACGCTATCAAGATATCTCACCGCCAACCCCCACATCGTGGAACGCTTAAAAAAAGCAGAATCGATCCACATCACACGCGCGTTGGAAGTCATTGACAGGGCGGCAGAAAAGGGGACCTGGCAAGCGGCTGCCTGGCGCATCGAGCGCAGGGCCCAGGAGCATTTTGGGCAACAGTCCCGGGTCCAGGTTGGTGGAGCAGTGGCGAACGTGCATTTTACCGCGGCCGACGCTGCGCTCCTGGTCAACGCAAACAA